TCATATAGTCAGTCTTTATATGATACTAGATTGGTTAATTACAACGATCCTGATGGAGTGGATTGGTGTAACCTTCTTTATACTGGAGATTATGCTGCTTCTACAAGTTTTTTTCAATTTGGAGGAACTTGTAATGCTAACACAAACTGGGGATTTACTGGAGGTCCTTTATACGCTAGTACAGCTGGAACCTATCTTACCAATGGAGTTCCATGTAATCAATGGGTTTATATAGGATGGACTTATGATACATTAGTAACTTTTCAATGCTATTATAATGGAGTGCCTATAGCGCATGGTCAACAACCTGGCCACCTTACTCCATCAAACTCAGGAGATACAGGACTATTATTAGGAGCTAAAACAGACACTACATCAGCAAATACTTTATTTTTTCCTGGTCTAATGGGACCTGTTCAAATATATAACAGAGCACTATCTCAAACAGAAGTAGTACAAAATTATAATGCACAAAAATCGAGATTTGGATTAATTTAAATACCTATAAGATATTTATTAAAGTATAGATATTTATAGATATATTAAACTGTTATGAGTAAAATATTTATTTCTATAGCGAGCTACAGAGATCCTGAATTATTACCTACAATAAAGGACTGCATAGCAAACGCTAAATATCCTGAAAATTTAATATTCGCCATTGGTTGGCAACATTCATCTGAAGACGAATGGGATACTTTAAAAGAATTTAAAGATGATCCTAGATTTAGAATTACAGACATTAATTACGAAGATTCCGAAGGAGTTTGTTGGGCAAGAAATTTAATACAGCAAGACTATAAAGGAGAGGATTATTATTTTCAATTAGATTCCCATCACAGATTTATTAAACACTGGGATACGGAATTAATTGATATGATCCACTATCTTCAGTGTAAAGGTCATTACAAACCAATTCTATCAACCTATTTACCATCATATTTTCCAGATAAAGATCCTGAAGATAGAATTCAAGATGTGTGGATGCTTAACATAGATAGATTTATGCCACAGGGCGCTGTTTTTTTAAGACCTCAAGGTTTGGATGGTTGGAGAGATTTAAAAGAGCCTGTTTTATCTAGATTTTTGTCTGCGCATTTTATATTCACGATTGGAAAATTTGTAGAAGAAGTTCCTTACGACCCTAACTTTTATTTTCACGGAGAAGAAACTTCTTTAGCTGCTAGAGCATACACTTATGGATACGATTTATTCAATCCGCATAAAGTTTACGCTTGGCATGAATACACACGCGAAGGAAAGAAAAAACATTGGGATGACAATTCAGAATGGGCAGAAAAAGACAATAAATCTTATAGTCGTTTTAGAAAATTATTTGAAATGGATCCTGGATGTGGTCCATGTACTAGAAAGACTTTACAACCTTACGTATTTGGTCCTAATAGAACTTTAGAGGATTACGAAAAATACGCAGGTCTAAAATTTAAAACAAGACAGATCCACAAGCACACACTAACTCACAAACCACCTCCAACTATTGGAGATTATGAAGAAGGTTTGTGCAGTAAACAAAAAATTTGTATAGACGTTTATAAAGGAAGTTTAACAGAAACTGATTATAATACATTTGCAGTCGCAACATTGGACGAAAATGGAAACGATCTATACAGGCAAGATTGTGATAAAGATGAAATTAAAAGATTGATGGAAGAAATTCCTGAGGATCAATTTATACACATTTGGAGGGATTATGAAGATACAAAAGCTCCACACAGTTGGAGAGTTTGGCCGCACAGTGAATCAAAAGGATGGATGGACGTAATACAACAAGTTATAACCTATGAATAAATTAGAAACAATACTAGTTCATCTTCCATCGTATCGCGATCCAGAGTTAATTCCAACTATAGAAGATGCATTAATAAAAGCAAAATATCCAGAAAGAATACATTTTGGAATATGTAGACAATATCATCCTGAAGATGGATTTGATGACACATCAAGATTCGAAGACGACGAAAGATTTCACATTATGGAAGTTTTGTATACAGAAGCCAAAGGTTTACCATGGGCAAGGGCTCAAATAAATGAAAATTTATTAACAGACCAAGATTATATTTTACAGTTAGATTCTCATCACAGATTTGCAGAAGATTGGGATGAAACCTTAATCGATATGCATAATTCATTAGAAGCTGATGGATACAAACCAATTCTAGCGGCTTATTTACCTCTGTACACTCCATTTGACGATCCAGATGGACGCGCCACAGTACCCTGGCAGCAACAATTCGCATGCTTCTACCCGCATGGTACAATATTCATTAGACCAGCTTTATTGGAAGGTTGGGAAACTATGACAAAGCCACCGATGAGCAGATTTTTATCTGGACACTTCTGTTTTGCAAGATCAGAATGGGCAAGGGAAATAAGACACGACCCTGACATTTATTTTAGTGGAGAAGAGATTAATTTAACTGTTAGATCTTATACTCATGGATACGACTTTTTTCATCCACATAAAATGATAATTTGGCATTCAACAATGAGGGAAGAAAGATCAGGTATTTTAAAATGGGATGATGACTCAAAAAATAATATAGATTTTAATAGAAAGCAGGACTATGCAAGAAAAAAAATTAGATGTTTATTTAGAGTCGAAGAAGACCCAGAAATTGATTTGACTGGTTATGATCTTGGAACTGTAAGAACTTTACGGGATTACGAAAAATACGCAGGAGTTAATTTTAAAACTAAAGCGGTTCAAAAATACACTGTAGATAATAAGTACCCACCCAATCCACTAATACAAAATGATGAATTATGGGAAGCGTCTTTCATGGAATCTTTTTATCATTTAGTTAATATAGATAAAAGTTCATTCGCAAGAAATGACTATAAATTTGTTTTAGTCGCTTTTGATGACGAAAATGGAAATTCTTTAAGCACAAGATTTATAGACGATGGAAGATTAAATTATTTTAATCAAGGAAATAACATTCATTACGAAGAATTTTTCTTGACTCATAAAATTCCATCTAGAGTTGTTTATTGGGCTTATAATGAAGAAATAGGTTGGTGTGAAAGAATAGAAAAAATTTTATAATTTATGGTAACAATAGGAGACGTTAAAATATCAGATATAGGATTTTTTATCAATTTAGATAGAAGAGAAGATAGAAAAGAAAAATTATTAGCTAATTTAAAAGAATACGACATAAAAAATGTAGAAAGATTTTCTGCAAGATCTGATACAGATACTCCTCAACTTAATTTAATCAACACTACTTTTGATATATATGAAAATTTTTTAAGCACAGATAACGAAACTCTTTTAATACTTGAAGATGATTGCATGTTTTTACCTGAATTAAAAGATAATACTGCTAAAATATTTGATGATATATATTCCGTAGATTGGGATTTATTTTGGTTAGGGTGTGTTAATAGAAAACCACCCGTATTTTATAAAAATAATTGTTATCAAGTATCTTCTCCTAGTTATGCACAATCTTATATTATAAAAAGAAAAATGGCAAAAGATATATTAGATAATTTTAAACATGATTGGAATAGTTTAAATCCTGATGAACTTTTATGTCTTTTTGCTTACGGATATGATATAGCAAAAGATCCTTTTGGAAATGAATTTTACGAAAAAGATCAGCCGTTAGATTTTTTTAAAACTGAATATAAATGTTTATGTTACAATACGTGTTTTACAACTCAATATAATTCTTATTCTGATCTTTGGCTTCATGAAACTAATTTAGAAGATTGGATACCTATGCATCATCCAAAATCTAAAGTATGGTAAAATTATTGACAATAACGTGGTCTTATGAAAATTCTTATAATATAGAAAATACTTTTTTATATAGATCTTTTATAAAACAAAATGATAAAGAGCATTTTTTACATATACATTATAATAGAAATGAATATTTAGAGTTAGAACAAGAATTTAAATTAAGATTTGATTATCAATACGAATATATTCTGTATAAACTTTTTTTAACAAAAGAAAAAATTAAATTTTTTGATACAGATTGTTTTATAGTTGCAGATGCGAATGATGTCGTTTGCTTAGGAAATGTACAATCATTAGAAATTCCAGATAGCGTATTAGTATCTTCAGAAATTAATAGATATCCATCGAGTATGGGAGATTGGGGAGGACTAGAGTATTCTTCAGAAGAAATAAAAAATCTTCATTTTTTAAATTCAGGACTTTTTATAACTAGTAAAAAAAATTATATAGATTTTTTAGATAGTTTAATTAATAATGTTCTTTCTAAAAATTTAAAATCTTTTGGTGGAGATCAGGGAATTTTTATTTTTCATTATTTAAGTAAAAATTTACCACAGATAGTTTTAGATAAAGAATATAGATTATTTTTTAATACATATTCTAGAGATCATAATGATTATATAGGATATAAATTTCCTATATTTTTACACGATAATGGATGGAATTGGGGAAGTCCTAGATTTATACAAAAATTTAATTTGGTTTAAAATGGTATTCGCAACTCTTGCAATTAGTACTGATGATAGAATTAAATCTAATTTAATGCATTTATTAAATGATTTTAGAAACATAAATGAAAAAGTTTATGTGTTAACTAACATGGATATAGATTTAGATTATTATTGTTTTGATAACGTTTTTTTAGTTAAAACCGACAAAGAATGGACCGATTATAGTCGATTTGAACTCATAAAATATATTTTTGAAAACACAGAAGAAACTCTAGTATATTTTATGGATTCTGATGCTAGACTTTTTGATTTTAGAGAAGAAAAATATGATTCTAAAAAGTTTGAAGATTTAATAAGATCAAAAGATTTTGATTTGATAGTTCCTTGGGGACTTGGATACACGATTAATATCGAATGGCATCTAAGAACACCAGAGATCGATGAAAATAAAGATGTAAGAAATTATACTTTTGGACACGAAAGAATTATTTCGTATTTAAAAAATAAATTACCAAATTATAATAATGAAATAAAAAAACAAGTTTATTTAGAAAGCATCCTTTTATTTAAAAAATCAGAAAAAATGATGCACTATTTAAATGAACTTATAGAATTTGGAAATATTCTTAAAGAAGAAGATGAAAAAATAAATAGACGTCATAAAGCCATAAGTACTTCTGTTGGATTATCTATTTTTGAAAATTTTTGTAATATTAAAATTATTATAGATTTTTCTATTTGTCATTTTTTTAAACCTAATTATTTAACTGAAGTATTTTTATGGAAAAGTAATATGCAAAAATCTCTTAAAATTTATAATGAATGATAGAAGAATCTTTACGAGATTTAAGTAAGTCAAATATGCTGCCTGATTCTCATTTAGCTTATTTATACAAATTAAAAAACGAATTTAATGTTAATCCTAATGTTATATATGATATAGGATCTTGTGTTTTACATTGGTACAAACCCGCAAAAAAAGTTTGGCCTAATTCTAAAATATATGCTTTTGAAGCAATGGATACAGTAGAATTTTTATATAAAGAAAATAATATAGAATATTGTATTGGTGTTTTTAGTGATATTGAAGATAAAGAATTAATTTTTTATCAAAATAATGAACAGCCTGGAGGAAATTCTTACTATAAAGAAATGTCAGCATTTACAGACATATATTTTAATAAAGATAGTGAAAGGTTGGTAAATACCAAAACCATAGATAAATGCGTAAAAGAAAAAAATTTTCAGTATCCTGATTTGGTTAAAATAGATGTTCAAGGTTGTGAAATAGATATTTTAATGGGTATGCAAGATACTTTAAAATATTGTGAGCATTTAATTGTAGAGTTGCAAAAAGTAGAATATAATAAAGGAGCTATTTTAATAGATCAATCTATTCCAATTATAGAATCTATGGGTTTTGAATTAGTAACTCCTTTATTTAGTGATAATCATGTAGATGGTGATTATCATTTTAAAAGAAACATAAAATGAAAAACTACGCTTTAATTACTACATACTATTGTTTAAATTGCAATATTCCTTCTAAAGAAGAATTGAAATCTAGATTTAACTGCGATGCAAATTTAGAAGACATATATATTAATTTTTCAAACGAATTTGATCCTTGGCACAGAGATAATCTTAACATAGGATTATCAGGAAGAAAAGATTTAGTATATGGAAAAATATTTTTAATTAAAGATTTTATAGAAAAAAATATACTTACTAAATATGAATATATTTGTCATATAGATTATAATGATACAAAATTTTGTAGAAGCTTTATAGAGATGATGAAAGATTTTGTATCTACTAATGAAGAGTTTATTATTTCTACAGAAAAAAACTGTTGGCCTTATTTAGAAGTTGTAAGAAATTGGGTACAAACTTCATTAGAAGAAAAAGAATTTAATTACATTAATTCAGGAGCAATAATTTCTAAGACAGAAGTGTTTTATAATTATTTAGTAAACTTAATAGATTTATGTTTAAATTCTAATATAGATTTTTGGGATGATCAAGGAGTTTGGCAATATTATAATTTAGCCATAAAAGAATTAAATGCTGATAAAAATTGCAAATATTTTTTTTCTACAGCTCTATTAGATGAATCTTATTATTCCATAGAAAATAACTTAATTAAAACAAAATTTAATACATATCCTTATTTAATACACGATAATTCAAGCTTTAGTTTAAACTTAATCAATAAAATATGAAAGACATATCAGGATGGTACGCTTATAGAGGAACTACCACATTACAACATGAAAATATAGCTATTCCACTTAAAAAATTATTTGAAACAGTAAATCCCTGTCAAGTATTAGAAATTGGAACTTCTTATGGAGGTTTAACATTATTACTTCGAGACTTATTAGATGAAGTAGGGTTAGTTAATTCTGATCTTAGAAGTTATGATGTATTAGAAACAGACAGATACTGGTTAAAAAATGCTATAGAGAATGGAGCTAAGATAGATTTTAGAGTAAAAAATATTTTTAATCATATGTACGATCAAGTAGTTGAGGAAGTAGAACTTACAGATTTTATACATAGAGATGGATGTACAATTATTTTATGCGACGGTGGAAGTAAAAAGAATGAATTTAATATATTGAGTAAATACTTAAGATCAGGAGATATAATAATGGCACACGATTATTCTCCAAATCCTGAATATTTTGAACAGTATATAAGAAATGAAGTATGGAATTGGCATGAGATACAAGATTCAGATATTAAAGACACAGTAGATCAATATAATTTAGAACCTTTTATGCAAGAAGATTTTCAACAAGTAGTTTGGACTTGTAAAATAAAAAAATAAAGTATGTCGTATAAACAAATTTTTACAACCATATATGAAAATCATTTGTTTGGTAGTAAAGAAAGTAGATCAGGTCAAGGTAGTAATTTAGAAGATACTAAATTTCTTAGAGAAAAGTTAAAAGAAGTAATAAAAGAAAAAGAAATTAGATCTGTTGTAGATATACCATGCGGAGATTTTAATTGGATGAAAGAGATTGTATTTAATTTTGATTCTTATATTGGTGGAGATATAGTAAAAGAATGCGTAGATACAAATAATGAACAATATTCCAATAAAAGAATAAAATTTATAGAATTTGATTTGTTAAATGACGCTATTCCTGATGGAGATCTTTTAATCGTTAGAGATGTTATAGGACATTTTCCAATAGAAGATGGTAAAAAAATAGTTGATAATATACTTAAATCAAATTGTAAATATCTATTTAGTACTACATGGGCTAAAAAAACAGAAAATGGTTGGGGTAAATGTAATAAAATAGAAGTAGATAGGCAAAATGAGGGAGTAGAGTACGGAAGATTTTATCCAGTAAATTTAATGGATGAACCGTTTAATTTTCCAGAAGCAGACATTTACTTAGAAGAAGATGTACGAGTAGATAATTTTGAAAATGGAAATAGAAAAGTATTAGCTTTATGGGATCTACAGAGAGTAAAAAATTATTTAAATAATAAATCTATTGAACCCATAGTTACAAAAAAACCAAAATCTGATTTAACGGTTGTTACAGGCTTATGGAATATAAATAGAACAGGAAGATCTTTTGATCATTATATAGATCATCTAAATAAAATTTTAGATGTCTCTCAAAATTTATTTATTTTTATAGAAAAACAATACGAACATCTTATTTGGAAAAAAAGATCTCCAATAAATACGTTTGTAAAAGTATACGAATTAGACGATGTTAAAAATTTATATTCTCCATTTTGGAATAAAACTCAAGAAATTAGAAATGATCCAGAATGGTACAATTCAACTGGAGAATCTGGATGGTTAAAAAATAGTCCTCAAGCGTCTTTAGAATGGTATAATCCAATAGTGATGTCTAAAATGTTTATGTTACACGATGTGAGTATATGGAATCCATTTGATACTAATTACTTTATGTGGTTAGACGCGGGTATTACTAATACAGTGTACGAAAAATATTTTACGGAGCACGACGTGTTAAATAAAATAACAGATCATATTGATCCGTTTTTATTTTTATCTTATCCTTATGAAGCTGTAGATGAAATTCATGGGTTTAAATTCGAAGCAATAAATAAGTACGCTAATAAAAAAGTTGAATACGTTTGTAGAGGCGGATTATTTGGAGGAACAAAAGAGGCTATACATCAAGCTAATGCTGAATATTATACATTACTTGATACTACACTATCTCAAGGATTAATGGGAACTGAAGAAAGTATATTTGCTATTATGGCTCATTTAAATCCAAATTTATATAGAAGATATGAATTGGATGGAAACGGATTAATAATAAAATTTGTTCAAGCTTTAAATGATAATCAAATACAATTATCAAAACCTATAGAAGAAAATCACTATGCTCCTAAAAAACATATAAATGTAAATAAATTAAAATTATCTGTTTATATGTTAACTTTTAATTTTCCTCATCAAGTAGAGCACACAATTCAAACTTGGTTAAAACACAATAATTGGTTAACTAATACTAGAAATATTTTAATAGATAATTCAACTAACGAAGAAGCTAGAATAAAAAATAAAGAACTCTGTGATAAGTATAATTTTAAACATATTATTACGAATGAAAATACTGGTATAAACGGAGGAAGATTAAGAGCTGCAAAACATTTTCAAGAATCGGATAGCGACTACTATTTATTCTTAGAAGACGATATGGGAATTCATGAACCTATCGATGGATTTTGTAGAAACGGATTTAAAACTTACATTCCAAATTTATATGATAAAGTTTTAAAAATTCTTCATGGATCGGACATTGATTTTTTAAAACTGTCCTATACTGAAGTATACATGGATAATAATATTCAAGTGTCTTGGTATAATGTTCCTCAAAGCGTCAGATCAGAATGTTGGCCAAATTACGATAAATTACCTGTTACTGGATTAGATCCAAATTCTCCAAGAACTCAATTTAATAAAATAGAAGTAATAGACGGTCTTAGTTATATAACAGGGGAAATATATTACGCAAATTGGCCAACTATTACTGGTAAAAAAGGAAATCAAAAAATGTTTTTAGACGTTGAGTGGGCTCATCCTTATGAACAAACCTGGATGAGTTATATATTTCAAGAAACAAGAAAGGGTAACATTAAACCCGCAGTATTATTAGCAAGTCCAATAAATCACAATAGAATCGCCCACTATTCCCCAGAAGATAGAAGAGAGAATTAGTATTTTTAAATTTTTTACAATATTTATATACATACAAACAAAAATAAAAATTAGTCTATGTCAGAAGTAAAAAAAATTACAGACGAAGAATTTGCAAAATTAAATCTTTTAAAACAGGACGCTATAGAAATAGCATCAGCGTTGGGAGAATTAAACTATCAAAAAATAATTTTAGAATTTCAAATTGAGGATTTAACAAATAAAATTAAAGAAATTCGTTCTAGAGAATCGAATCTATTTCAGGAATTACAATCCAAATATGGAAACGTTTCCATAAATATTAATAATGGAGAATTTTAATAAGGTGTTTTGATCAATAGGTCTATATTTATTAGTAGCTAAAAAAATATCATAAATGGCCGAAACACTCATTAGCCCAGGAGTTTTCTTAAATGAAAACAACCAAACCCAAATAACAGCAGGTCCAATAGCGGCCGGCGCTGCTTTAATTGGACCAACCGTATTGGGACCGGTGAATATTCCAACTGTAGTAACTACTTATTCTCAATACAAGCAATTGTATGGTTCTACCTTCGTTTCTGGAGGTATTACTTTAGAATATTTAACTAGCGTTGCAGCATTAAACTACTTTAACCAAGGCGGTACTTCTTTATTAGTAACAAGAGTAGCTTCAGGTTCTTATACGGTAGCTACAGCAAGCATTGCAGCATTAAATGGAACAACAGCTATTCAATTGAATACACTTTCAGTTGGAACAATAATGAATAATGCTACTGGTTCAACTATTAATGGTGCATTACCTTCTGGTTCAACTGCTAATGTTAGATGGGAAATTGTTGGATATAATACTGGATCAGGTAATTTTACTTTAAATATTAGAAGAGGAGATGATTATGAAACTAATAAAAATATATTAGAAAGCTGGTCAAACTTATCTTTAGATCCAAACCAAACTAATTATATATCATATGTAATTGGAGATCAATATCAAACATTAACTCAGGATGCAAGCACTGGAGCTTATTATTTACAAACTACTGGTAGCTATGCTAATAAGTCCAAATACGTATATGTATCATCAGTTAATACTACTCCTAACTACCTTAACCAGTTAGGTCAACCTCAAACACAATATACAGCGTCATTGCCTAACTCAGGATCTGGTTCTTTAAATGGTGGATTTGGTAGTGCAACTGGACCTTTTTGGGGATCTTATGGATTAGCACCGTTAAACATGTTTGAAAATAATCCAACTATAACAGCTGTTTACTCTAATCCAGTAACAAATATCCAAGGAATTTATGGACCTGATTATGATACAGCAATTAGTTTATTAGGTAACCAAGATCAATATGACTTTAATATTATATATGCACCAGGTTTAACTAATCAAAATGCACCTATTGAAATTACTAACTTACTTAACTTATCAAGTACAAGAGGTGATAGTATTTCTGTAGTAGATTTAGTTGGATATAATCAGAATATAGGAACTGTAACAAGCGCAGCTACTAGTTTTGATAATTCATACGGAGCTACTTATTGGCCATGGATTCAAATTAAATCTTCTGAAACTGGAAGAATGAATTTTGTTCCACCATCAGTATTAGTTCCAGCAGTATATGAATACAATGATAAGATTGCTGCAGAATGGTGGGCACCAGCAGGTTTAAATAGAGGTGGATTATCTACTGCATTACAACCTGAAAGAAGATTATCTATCACAGATAGAAATAACTTATACGCTGCGAAAGTTAATCCAATTGCTACTTTTACTGGAGTAGGTACAGTTATCTATGGTCAAAAAACATTAGCAGCTAAAGCCTCTGCTTTAGATAGAGTAAATGTTAGAAGACTATTGATTTCTCTTAAGAGATATATTAGACAAATTGGTCAGAATTTAGTGTTCGAACCAAATACTCAAGTTACTTGGAATAAATTCTTAAATCAAGTTAATCCTTATTTAGAATCTGTACAACAAAGACAAGGTCTTTATGCATTCCAAGTAATTATGGATAGTACTAATAATACACCTGATCAAATAGATAGAAACATTTTAGTTGGTAGTATTTATTTACAACCTACAAGAGTGGCTGAATTTATTCAATTAGACTTTAACATATTACCAACCGGTGCAACTTTCGCACAATAATAAAAATAATAAATGAAAAATAGTACATTAGTTAGAATCAAAGTACCAAAAGCTTTATACGAATCAGCTCTTAAAAAAGCTTTGATGGAAGCAAAAGAACCAATCGGAGGTCATAAAGGAAAAAAATATTCCAAAGAAGATGATTATGACAAACCCGCTAAAAAAGTAAATCCTAAAGCTGGTCATAAAAAAACTGAACCAGCTGCTAAAAAGAAAAATAGCAAAGTTCATGGAGATACTTATACAGAAAAAGCACCAGTTAAAAAGAGCGAAATGAAAATGACCTCTAATAGTCCTTTAGCTGAATCAAAGAAAAGGAAAATTAAAGAATCTGATGAATTTGGTAGCTCATTTCCTCAACCAAATAGTTCTAATACAGGAGGTTCTAGATCAGCAACTTTATATCCAAATAGAAAACCTGAAAAAGATACAAATAGATTAGCTGAAAAGAAAAAAATTAAAGAAAGTTTAGCTGCTGGAGATTGGGGAATTGCGGCTGGTGCATTGGCCACTTTTTTAGGACTTTCTACTATGATTGTAAAAAACATGTTTAAATACATGAAAGATAATAATCTTAAGGGCATGAAAGGTTTCATCGAAGCATACAATGCTGTAGGCAAAAGTGTTACTGGACAAGTTAATCAATCTAAAGGATATCAAAACGAAGGTAAGAAAAAAAAGGTTGAAGAGAAGAAGAAATATAATTTAAAAGAATTAGCAGCTCATGATGCTTTAGAAAGTGGAGAGTATATAGAGGTGAAAAAAGGCACAAAAGTTCCTGTAGGTAATTCTGTAATTAGAAAAGACGGAAATTTATTTTTAAATGTTCTTAAAATAATGGGAGATCCATTTAATCCTGAGACTACTTATCTACTTCAATACGATATGGATGGCGAAAAAGAAAAAGTTAAAAGGAAAGATTTAGAAAAGTATTATATAGTTGAAAAATAAATTCAAAACGAAAGTAAGAAAAAAAAGGTTGAAGAGAAGAAGAAATACTAATAACAAGATATTTATACAAAATAACGACAAATGCCAATTTTAGATCCATCAGAAATCATGTTTACGAGCTTTGAACCAATTGTTCAAAATCGCTTCGTATTCTATTTAGACGGTGTACCTTCATATTTGATCAAAAAAGCTGATGCTCCCGGTGTAACATTGGGTGAAATCAAAATTGAACACATTAACGTCTACCGTAAGTTAAAAGGCAAAGCAGAATGGAAAGACATTGCTTTGGAGTTATATAGTCCAATTTCTCCATCAGGCCAACAAGCTGTAATGGAATGGGTTAGATTACATCACGAATCTGTAACAGGACGCGATGGTTATTCTGACTTCTATAAAAAAGATTGTAGCTTATCAATTTTAGGTCCAGTTGGAGATATAGTTTCTGAGTGGATTATTAAAGGGGCTTTCATTAAAGAAACTGGCTTTGGTACATTTGATTGGGCTACCGCAGATCCTACTATGATAACTTTATCACTCGGAATGGATTTTTGCGAGTTGAATTATTGAGCTAAATTACTAGAATATTCACTGAACTTAATTTTTAATTTCATAAAACCTCCTATATTTATTATAAAGGAGGTTTTTTTATGCTTACAAGTTATTTCAAAATTATTAGACAAGCTATCAAAGAAGATAGATCAAAAGATGATGACACATATTACGAAGCTCATCATATAGTACCCAAGTCATTCGGCAAAAAGAGTTCAACAGTATTGCTCACAGCGGATGAACATTACAGAGTTCACAAAATACTAGTGGAGTGCTTTAAAGATCACTCATTATACGCTTATAAAGTATATTGGGCTTTCCATAGAATGTCATATGATGGTTCAAAGACTTTAACAGAACAAGAGTACAAAGAAGCTAGAGAAATTCTTATGCCCTTGTGGAAAAGGACTAAATCAGAGTCGCACAGAAAAAATATTGGTATTTCTCACAAAGGTAGAAAACAAATTATTAATCCAATTAATGGAGAATTTAAGTTAGTAGATCTTCTAGAGCTAGAAGACTATTTAAGTTTAGGTTGGATTAATAGTAATAGAAGTGTAGGGACAAAAAGATCAGACGCCTCTAAAAAACTTATATCTGAGAAAGCTATACAATGTAAGATAGGAAAAATAGGAGAAGAATCAAGAGCGAGTAAAGGAATAGTTATATGTGAGAATATAGAAACAGGAGACAAAATAGAAGCGGGATCTGCTCTTCAAATGTCTAAAAAATTAGGCAATATCCATTATTCAGTTATACACGAAGCTTTAAATGGATCTAACTACGCTAATTATAAACCTAGATCTAAACGCAGCAAATACTATAATTTCCTTCAGACCCATAAAATATACTATAAATAAAAAAATTGTATTTGTATATTTATAATAAACAAAACAATTTATGTCCGAATCAAAATTTATGGTGCCTACTGAAATGGTAGACTTGCCAACAAAAGGATTATTATATCCTTCAACCAATCCGTTAGCATCAGGAAGTGTAGAAATTAAATACATGACAGCTAAGGAAGAAGATATATTGACCAATGCGAACCTGTTACGTCAGGGCTTAGCTATTGAGAAGATGCTTAAGTCTGTTATTAAATCTCCAATCACTTACGAGGATCTCATTATGGGAGACAGAAACGCTATCCTAATAGCTACAAGAATCATCGGTTACGGTAAAGATTATCTTTTAGAAGTAACAAATCCAAACACAGGAGAACTAGAAAAAGTAAACGCCGATCTACAAACATTAAAATATAAGGAAATTGATTTTTCTGTATTTAATAATGGCGAAGTTACTTACGAATTACCTTACACTAAAAATACGGTAACTTTTAAAATGTTAACTATAGCTGATGATAAAAGAATTGATGAAGATTTCAAATCCATTAAAAAAGTATTGGGCTATGAACCAGGAGCAAGTGAAAGATTAAAATATCAAATCACTTCAATAAATGGGGATAGAGCTCACAAAACAATTGTTGATTTTATCGATTCAGGTGCTTTATTAGCAAGAGACGCTAATCCCTTAAGAAGATACATAGCATCAGTTACTCCAGACGTAGATATGACAACTACGGTTACATTAAAGGATGGTACTCAATTAGAAGTCGATGTACCTATGACAGCAGAGTTCTTTTTTCCCGGATTTGGTTCTTAATTAATCTAAGGAATATGGAAAAAATTAAACATTGTCCGTTATTCCCAGGCCCAGAATATAGACGAGTTTTTATGAATGAAGTCTTCGAACTTACTTATCATGGGGGAGGAGGCTTCAGTTACTCAGAGGTGTGGAATATGCCGGTTTCACACCGTCGTTATAATCTAAAAAAGATTAACGAATACCTTGACAAAGTCGAGGAAATGAGAGAACGCGATAAAAAGTTGACGAATAAATCTGATCTAACGGAAGTTAAAATACCTGAACACGTGAATAAAGCTTCACAGAAAGAGCCCACGTACGTATCTAAGATCAAAAAATAATGGTTGATATTTATATCTAAGAAAATAACTTTAGATGGCAGACACTACTCCAAATGAACAATCAGGACAACCTGAATTTAATATTTCAGAAGCTAAAGTTCTTAAGACTCTTCTTAAAGACATAGCTAAAGATGGGGGATATTATAAAGATAGTTTAAAAGAATCTGTAAAAGAGTTAGATAAAGTACTAAAAAACTATTCTAAAATAGGAGCAAAATTATCTGCTATTAATGAGTCAGCTATCAATATAAAAGATTTAGAAAAAGAGATCAAATCTACTACTGAGAAAAGATGGGAAAATGATAAAAAATTATTATCATTAAGCGATAATTTAAAAACCTCAGAAAAAAAACAAGCTGAATCTTATTTAAAAAACATATCTGATAGAGCAATTGCTGAAGCAGCTTTTAATCAAGCTAGAATTAAAGATGATTTTTCTTTAATGGAATCTTTAAATAAAGCTATAAATAGATATGATAAAGTTATTGCAAAAAAAGAGGACATGATGTCCATCGACCAATTAGAATATGCGCAAGCTAAAAAAACTCAAGAGACATATGATGAGACTCAAAAAAGATTATTGACTCAAAAAGTCATAGAAAAAGACATAGCGAATCAAATTGGTCTTTCTGGTGGAGCTGTTATGAAATTAGCTAAGAATTTTGGTATTGGAGAACAGGCTGCAGAAGCTATGGTCAAAAAAGCCAGAGATCTAAATAAAGAAGGTAAAAAAATATCATTAGCTGATAAATTTAAAGTTCTTAAAGATGTAGGAAAAGATGCTATTAAAAAAACTTGGGAAGATCCTTTAGGAAGAGCAGCTATAGTTGGTGCAGGATTGGGTCTTGCTTTTAAAGGAATTGGAAAAGCTGGGAATCTTGTAGGTTCAACTATAGGAAATGCAGGAAAAGCTATGGGTGGATTAAACGAAAATTCTACAGGTGTAGTATCTAATTTGACAAGTGGATTTTCTGGAATGTTAAAATCTCTTCCTTTAGTAGGTGGATTAGTAGGAGGGATTGTAGACGGACTTTCGGGAGTCGCTGATTTATTATTGGGTGTTAATGATCAAATAATTAAAGCAGGAAGAAATTTAGGTCTAAGTAGGGGTGAGGCAGAAAAAATGGCCAATCACTTCCAAGACGTATCGTTTAGAAATAACGATATATACGTTACTTCTAAGAAATTAATGGACACTCAAGTTTCTTTGGGCGCTCAATTGGGAATTAACAATCAATTAACAGACGAACAACTATCAACTTTAACCAAATTAAAGGACATAGCAGGAATAGACGAACAAACTCAATTAAGCATAGCGGAGAGCTCTACTATTACGGGTAAAACTGCAAAAGAAACAACTCAAGCAGTTTTAGCACAAGTAGTTGGATTACAAAAAGCAACCGGGATAAGTTTAAATCAAAAACAAATTTTAAAAGAAGCCTCTTCGTTGGGCGGTTATTTAGGACTTTCTTTTGCTAAATACCCAGGTCAATTATCAAAAGCTTTAGTAACTGCAAAATCGTTTGGTTTAGAATTAAAACAATTGGATTCAATAGCCGATTCGTTCTTAGATTTTGAATCAAGTATTTCAAACGAGTTTGAAGCACAATTATTGACAGGAAAGGACATTAATTTAACCAAAGCTAGGGAAGCATTTTTAAATAATGATTTGGCCACAGCTGCAGGAGAAATAAGTTCTCAAGTTGGTTCTTCTGCCGATTTCATGAAGATGAATAGAATCCAAGCAGAATCATTGGCAAAAGCCATGGGTATGTCAAGGGATCAATTAGGCGACATGCTTAAAAAACAAGAAATATTAGCCAAAATTGGTGCAAAAGAAACTGATAGTTCTGCGACACAGTTCGAACTTGCAAAAAAGAAATACGCAACTCAAAAAGAATTTAATGCCGCTTTAGGAGATGAAGCTTTCCAAAATATGCAAAACGCTTCTACACAAGAAAAGATTGCTGCGTACATGGATAAATTAAAAACTTCCATCGTTGATTTTGTTGAAAGATCTCACTTAATTGATAAAATAGAAAACTTTATAAATTATTTATCGAATCCTCAAAATATGCAAGGAGTTTTAAATACAATCAAAGGAGTTATTGCTAGTGCAATAGAGTTCTTTGGTGGAGTAGCTTCTAATGTTGCTTCTTTAATAAGTCATATGCCATTTACTGATACTCAAAAATGGCAAAATATAGCAGATAAAATAGATCAAGGCACAAATATAGCAGCAGAATCAGTTAGAGGAGTTGGAGGAAATACTTCAATGGAAGGTGGTTCATCTATAACAGATAGAACCGCAAGAGCAATGGCAAAATCTGGAATCTCGTATTTACCGGGAAATATTACAAAAGAAGCAAATGCCGTTGCAGCTCAAAATATAAATTTTAAAATAGTACAAAAACAAACTAAACAAGGAACATTAATATATCAAATATTAAATGAAGACGGAAATCAAGTGTTATACGATTGGCAAACAGGTGCATTCGGTTCAACAAATTAAATAATTAAAAATGCCATTAGTAGATTTAAAAACATCTCTAAAAAGTTTAAAGTTTGGGAAAGACACTCGTGGTGGTGGAAGTTCTGCTCAACCGTACGAAAGATTTTCAATCCCGGATGATCATGTTACTCCTCTAATAACTGATTTTTGGCAAAATAATGACACCAATGTAGATTATCCGATTAGAGGCGGTGGATTATATAGTGGTCAGTCTTACACTTTAAGCGGACAAATAGACAAGGACAGAATTAGTAAATTTTTTAAAGATTCTCCTAGGGGCACTGTTTTTATACAAAAACAAATTGGATTGCAAAAATCCAATCCTAAAATGGAAACTGGAACTGCTAATGTGACTCTTTCTAACATACAAACCTTATTGGGTAGTTTGGGTGCAACATTTGGGTTTCCTGCAGGATTAGGATCTACTTATGGCGCAGGAGGAAATAATTTAGTTTACAACGATGGAAGAAATACGCTAGCTCAAGTATTATCATCAGGTACCGGAGTTCATATTCCAAGAGCGGGCGCAACTCCTATAAATTTATCAGTCAAGTATTATACAGACATAGTAGGAAGCCAAATATATACAACAGATGATATAACAAAAGTTAACAGACTCCTCATTTTAAAAAGTTTAAAACTTAGATCTGAAATTAATGCAAATCAAGCTGTTAGATTAACAGACACAAACATGCTAGCTACAGTAGCTAATTTTGGAATATCAACACGAGCAGGAATATTATTTGATTATTTAGGAGGACCTGGATCTACTTATGGGGATGGTTCAACTATAATTAGAAGATCTACAAATAGTTCTGATGGATACGATCTTGTACAAACACGAGACGATTTATTTCCAAACGTGTTTACAATGAAATACGAACAGATTTTATCTGCTCAAAATAATACACCGTTAAATCTTTCTTCAAAAGATAGAAATTCTACTATATTAAATGATTTTAGAAAAGTTACAGGTGCTCCTACAGGAAGTCATATTTGGAAAAAAGAAGGCGGAGTTGATTATAAATTTTATACAAATGGAATAGATAACGTAAATAAATATATTGGAGTAAACGAATTAAGCGATGCGAATCAATTTAATAGGGATAATGATATTATTAAATTTGCTTTTGAATGCATGAGTAATGATAAATTCGGATTTTCAACCCCATTAATATTTAGAGCCTTTTTAAATAAAGGAATTAGTGATTCTAATATGAGTCAATTAAATTCTTTTAAATATATGGGTAGAGGAGAAACTTTTTATACTTATCAAGGATTTGAGAGATCAATATCTTTTGGATTTAAGATAGTAGCATTTTCAAAAGCCGAATTATTTCCTTTATATAATAAATTAAATTACTTAGTTTCGCAAGTATATCCGGACTATTCCGCTAATGGAGTAATGAGAGCTCCATTAGTTAAATTAACCATTGGTGATTACATATATAGAATGCCAGGATTTTTAGGATCTGTGAATTTAAGTATTGATGTAAATGCTCCATGGGATTTAAATGAAGACAGTGATACTGCGCAATTACCTAAAATTATAGATGTTGACATAGAATTTAAACCAATATTTAATGAACTCCCTAGAAGATCTATTACAAATGAAAGAGGTCTTATACGAGGATCTAGTATAATTGGAGATTCTTCTTTTATAAATGTCGGTCAGAATGTTGCTTTCGCTGTTGATTCTACTGAAACTCAAAGTAATAATCAAACAAGCAATATAGACATACCCGGAAAACCTCCTGCAATAGATAACACACAATTTGTGTCTCAACTTATTAATAATATAGTTCCGCAAAATCAGCAAAATGTAAATGTTCCTTTTATTGGATCGATAATTCCTAATAAATAATTATGTTTAATAGATATCAAAATACTTACGCTACAAAAGCTCAATCTACGGGGAGTTTATATTTTGTAAACACAATATATCCCGATATCCCAGTTTCAGATAACGATAATTATGTTATAACAGTAATGGGTGATAGATTAGATATACTTGCTCAAACATATTATCATGACTCAGACTTTTGGTGGGTATTAGCGTCAGCAAATTCCTTAATTGGAGATTCTTTATATCCTCCAATAGGAACGCAATTAAGATTACCATCAGATCTACTATCAATAGTAAACAGTTATAATCAAATAAATTCAGTAAGATAAAATGCCAGGATTAGACAATAAAATATCTAACATAATTGGTGCCGCTTTACCTTCATGGTTAAAGAAACAATTATGGACACGTTATACAGAAAATTCATTACAAAATAGATCGGATGATAATTTAATATATTTGGCTAATAAGACTGCTTGGATAAGAGTAGTATCTTCTGTTAATATAAATGGAAGTGTAACAGCAGCTACGCAAAATCCAAATCTATCTTTACTTGGAGATATTCAATATTTTAGTGATACTTTAGGACTAACTAATATAAGAGAACCACAAGATCTAGCAAAACAATACGTTTTATTTGGTGGAACTTCTAAATATCTAGGAGCTAATAATGAATCTGGTAATTACCAATTAAGATCAGGAATAGATAGTGATGGTGCGTACGCCATGTTAGGAGAAAATGAAGTTAAACAATACGGTTATCGCCCAATGCCAGGAATAACGGGTGCTCAAATAGAAACTCAAGGTAGATTGGGATCTGTTAGAATGGCAACAATAAATTTTAAAGTTTGGGATAAAGTTCAACTAGATATTATAGACACTTTGTATTTTAAGCTAGGTTATACGATGTTGATAGAATGGGCAAATACTGTCTATCCTACAAAAGATGAAAATAGTGAAAACGTACAATATAATTGGTCAGAATTTCTTTCGATAGATCCATTTTTCGCTGGAGCCACTAAAGAATCTATAAACGCTCAGATCGGTATCAATATGAGAAAATCTGAAGGGAATTACGATGGTATGTTGGGAATGGTGACTAATTTTAATTTTACATTTAATCAAGAAGGAGGATACGATTGTTCTATTAAAGTTATAGGATTGGGAAGTTTAGCAGATTCTATAAAAATAAATAATGCTTCTGCTTTAGAAGAAGTCGCAAAGGAACAAATTAAAGGATATGTAAATTTAATAGATAAATTAGACGCAGAAAAAGCTTATCAAGAGGCTTTAGCCAAACAAACTTTAGAAAACAAAGTAAAAGAAATAGAAATTGCGCAAAAAATAGCCGCAGCTACTTCAGGTATAAACGCTCCAAGAGATTTAATTACTTTATTACAAGATAATACTACAATTTCTCAATATTATATAGATTCTTATGGATATGTAAATGATACATTTGTGTATAATTCAGATTCTCCGTATTCGAATGAAGAAACAGTTTATACTGTAATGAAATTAAAAGCTGTAATAGCTTCAGGTCAAGATTATTTAAAAGGCACTAAAATTAAAATTGATATAAATAGAGCTAATTCAATATACCGAAGTTTAGGTTTAAATGGTATTGGATCTACTATTACAGATGCATTTTTTAATGATCCGCCAATAAAAGATTTTACTAATAGTAAAAATAATTACAAAGGTAATAATTTTACTGTATTTTCAACAGGGAACGTAAGATTAAATAGTGAAGGATTAAATTCAGGAACAATTTCAGCCCATACATCAGATATATACTATATTAATAATAATATTACATCTGAACAACTAAAAAAATCTAATTTTTCAAAAAGTCCAAAATTTAATCTTCATTTTGATATAAGAGATAATATATCTTATGGAAATGCAACTCAAAATCCGTTTGATACTAAACTTAATAAAAAAGGTTATAACGAATTAAGTTATTTAAAAATAGGAGGACCTGATGATTTTGTAGATTTTGAAAACGAGACAGTTAAAAATTTGTGGAATGATCCTGGAATAGAACCTATTATATATAAATCATTTGGGATAGATTATAATGGTGGAAATTCCATAGTAGATTTGATTTCTAATGCTATTAACGATTTAAGTAGAGAGTGGAATCTTACTAATATTGTGCCTATTAATTCTGCGGGAATATTACCTATTTTTGAATTGTCAACAGAAATAAAATTTTCATTTCCTGTATTTAATTTAAATAAAATCACAAGCGGAAAAGGATATTCAAACATTTTAATGCTTGATAATGTAGAAGCTAAATTAAAAGTGTATATTAGAATTGATGATGTTGGATTAATATCAGGTTTATCATTTGGATCAGTTAAACCTGTTCAAACTATAGATTTTGAAAAAGCGCAAATACAAGCGGCTAATCAAGATACTATTGATCATACTGTAATTGAGCCACATATACCAGATGAAGCAACTAAAACACAACAAGTTGAGTCAGCTTTAAAAAATCAATCTAATTTAGAATTAGTTTTAAGAGCAATCGAAATGTATTCTCTTAGTAAAAATATATATGAAAACAATCAATCTATAGATAATCCTCAAATGTCTGTATTTGAATTGACTAATGAAGGTAATCTACCTTTTTTAAAGAAAATATTTTCTAATGGAATTTATAGAGAATTTTTTTATGATTTAATTTCTTCTAATGGTATTACAATAGATAATGCTTGGGGAGGTGGAGAAACATATATACAAAATTATAAAAAAAGTCCTGATAATGAAAAAATGCAAGTTCTTGCAAAATACGGATTTGCTAGCGCTATATTAGGAGGAAATGAACAAGGCGTTGCTGCTGGTACTGAGGGAGTGCCTAAAGTTGATTATCAAAAATTATTAGTTTCCTACGTTATTCCTTACACTTTAAATGATTCTTCGGCTGGAGATATTAGAATTGTGTATCCTACGTATATACAATTAGGATTTTTACTTATGATAATAAATGATCTTTGTACTATTTATGAAGCAGGAGAAGACGGTATATCTAAACATCCTAAGCCAATTGTTTATGTAGACTATAATCCTGAAACTAATAGATGTTTGAGTCAACCAGCTCAATTTAGTACTAATCCATTTGATTTCATGATAAAAAATCAATGCCCGGTAGAAAAATATGCAGAGCTTTTTCCATCTTCCATCATAGATAAAAATAAGAATGTTATAATAAAATCTAGCGAAACTGGTTCTACTGATACAAATTTATTTAATGTTTCCAAAGATGATTATTATTCTAATAAAATGCCAAATTTTAGAGATAATAATAATTACAGCGGAAAGCACATGAGGATTTTAGTGAGTATAGAATATATTTTAAACGTTATAAAAGAGTATACAAAAAACGATGGAACTAATAGTGTTTATTTAAAGCCATTTTTAGAAAGGATTTGTAAAGACATGAATAATTATTTGGGCGCAATAAATGTATTCAGAGTCGCCTATTATGATTCGTCTAATACACTGTGTATAGTTGATGACCATGTTCAACCTTTACCAAAAGGTCAAGTACCCATAGATAAAAGTGGTAAAACGGATAATACAACGTATTCAGATGAATTACCATTATATGGACTTACGTCCATAGCAAGATCTATTAGCATTCAGACAGAAGTTAGTAGTAAATTAGGGAGTATGATCGCTATATCAGCTAATTCTAAAAGTGAAGATCAAGCTTCTATGGGTAAAAATGCAGGAAGTTTTGGATTTTATAATACTGCATATAAAGATAGATATATACCTACAAAAACTACTGCTACAGATAAAACACTAGATGATAAAAAAAATAAAATTGATAATAAATTAGATTCTCTAATTTCAGCTGCGACTATGTTTAATAATACTATAAAAAGTAT